GTTTCTCTATATCTACTCATTAGTTGTTTACCTTTGCTCCTGCTCTCCATTGGTAGCACGACCAATATCTAGCTTTAGTTTTAGGACCTGGATTGTCGCAATTGTGCCTTGCTCTAAACGACTTTCTCCTTGCTGGGTCATCTCTTTTGATACTTAAACCTGTTGTGTCACCAAATGAAACCTTAATAACATTACCTTTTTCATTCTTTACATATACATAAAATTTCTTTGAACCACCTCTAATTGGGTCATTCAATTTAACTTTCTTACCTTGATATTCTGATTCGTATATACCCTCAGCTTCATGCTCGAATATACATTCTTCACAACATTTATCAATATTTTCGTATTCGTTAAAAGTTTTCATTATAGTTTCTCTATCATTTTAGCAACCACTTCTTTAAGCTTTTGTTGCCATTCTTCTTTGTATCTTTCTCTATATTTATAAACGGTTTCATCTGAAGCTTCCCATTCTTTTATATCTTTTATATCAGGACTAGATGTTTTGTCTATAAAACCTTTTACTTTCTTTACTTCCACACTCTGACCAGGTGTTACCCTCTTTGTGTGGTCTGCATAATCTTTACCTATTTCATATGAATCAGATATAAAACCTTCGACTTTTCTTGCGTCTTCAATACTCATACTTTCTGGAACACAGTTTGGTACTTGTTTACCACCCTTGTTCTTCATACCTACTTGTTTGTAACCTGTCCAACAAGCGTCTTGTAAATCTTTCTTCATCTCACCAAACATCTTCTTATACTTTTTAGTATGAATACTTGGTTTTGTTTTTGCGTCTTTATCGCCTGGGGCTTCTTTGTTATCTTTATTCTTTTTAAAGAAGTCAGCTCTCTTACTCTTTGTATCTTTTGATAGGTTTTTGTAATACTTTTTAGGCTGTGTGCCATCTTTTTTCTTAACATCTCTATCTTGTGGTTGAGCGTCTAAATCTTCTTTAATTTCTGATACTGCTTCGAAACCGTAATCGACATCTAAATCATGTTCTCTCACTTGTACCTCTCTATCAGCTGCGATTGGAATACAATCCCAAATCCATGCTTTGTGTAAATTGTTATTGTTATCTTCTAGTACGACATAGTTTGTACTTCTTCGTACCACCTTGCCTTTAACATCTTCTTTGATATAATCAACTTCGTCATTTATATTGAATATCATTTCTCTTATGTAAAGGTCTCTTATTTGTTGTTGTTCAAATTCTTCCATACTTGCAATTGGTTTTACTACTGGCATATGTAAATAATTAGCGGCCAAGTTCATACCTTTTCGGACATCTTTGAAAATCTTTTCTGCGTCAGCGTTTCTTGGTAAACCTTTTTTGAAACTTGCTAGGTCACCTTTGGCAGCTGCAGCCCTCATTTTACTTGCACTCATACCTGTTGCTCCCTCGGCGTCAGGATCCCTTTCGCCGGCAGAAACAACTTTGATGTTGTCAAAGTTATAATATCCATGTCTGGATTTTACATCATTATATTTCTTAATGATGGTTTCAAATTCTCTTACTCTATCACTACCAACAACCATGTTAACATCTTTATAACCTTGATTGTATAGTTTAGTACATATATCTAAAATCATATTAGTTGTATTGATTTCAATGTTTCTTGCATGACTTGGAAACATCTTTTTCATTACATCTAGTTTAGTTCTAGGAGATAGTGGATTCTTTTTAGGGTCTTCACTTCTACTTAAATAAATTTTGTAATCGTTTGCTGGTACAGATTTAACTTTGTTTATAAGTTTCTCATGTCCAATAGTTGGTGGATTAAATCTACCAAATGTAAATGCAACTGACTTACCTTTTGCTTCGTGCATTTCTAAATCATCTATCTCATCTGGCGATACTTTACCGTCATCTAAAATCTTTTGACATTTCTTATAAAATTTTAAATAGTGGTATTTCTCTAACATCTTGTAGATAACATTTTTAGGTAATCTATTTTTAATACCAAATTTTTGTATTTCATCTGGCGACATATCTTTATCAAAGGCAGCTCTTCTATCTGTGTCAACACCGTCACCTACTTTTACAATAGATTTTATACTATCTTCTATTTCGTCTAACTTTTCATTAATCTTTTCTTGTAAGTTTAAGATTTCATCTGGTTTTAATTCTTCTAGTTCTCTGTAATCTATAATATCTCTTTTTAGTTCACCTTTAATTACATCTAACTCTTGTACTTTCTTTTCAAAGTCTTTTAAATACAAGTTCTTATCAAAGTTAAAATCTTCTGGTCGTTTTACAAACTTATTACTTTCCATATCAAACACAGCGTCAGCCTTTTTGTTTTGGTCTTCGTATGTTTCTTTGTCTGTAATAAAATAAAAGTTGATAGGGTGCTCAGAACCAGGTATTAATTTACCCTGGATATTATCTGGATTCTTGGCAGACAAATACTTTTTCGACAATCTAGTTCTTTCTTCTTCTTGTTTGTCAGCAGGTACATCAAATAATATATTGATGTCCAAGTCTGCGTCATTTCTATATCTTTTTGTAAGTATAGAACCTATCAATGATGTTTTTAAAATAGGATATTCTGTTTCGAATTCTTTTAATTGTTTATCTATTTGTGATTTAACACTTGCTTTAACTTTAGGATTATTTGTATCTGCGTCATCAAATACTTTAGGTGCATAAGTTCTTCTTGGTATATCAATAATACTTTCAGATAATTTCTTATCCATTTTCTCGTAAAGTTCTTTTGCTAATTTTACACCTGAATCATGGTCTGAAGGATAATGCCAACCAGCTGCAACTCTACCCATACCACATTGTTCAGCTGCTTTAATTATACTCTCTTTATGTTCAGGATATTTCTCAGCATAATACTCTGCAATCAATCTGGATTGTAAACTATGACCTGAAGGATATGCTGGCGACTTCATACTGTCACTCTCTAAAGGCATAAAGTTAAACTTCATACCCATTGCTTCTGCAAGTTGATATGGTCTTGGTCTTTCAAACTTGTTTTTAAAATGTCTTACAACACCAGAACCAACATCTGCAATCTTATCCATATCAGACTCTTTATAGTCTAATTTGTTTTCTTTCATGTATTCTTTGATTGCAAAACCGACTTCGTTGTCATGGTCTTTGACACTTTTCTCTATTTGATTTGTTCTCTTTTTAAATATTTCTTGCATTTCTCTAAGTTCATTAACAGTTGTGTCACTACTGTTTTTACTTGGCTTTGCAATAGGCAAGTTTTTATACTCATCATTGATTGGTTTCTCATCAATCTTTTTATGAGTTAAGTTGTCTATATCTAAAAAGTCTTTAAATCTCATCTTCTTTTTAATTTTCTCTCTGTTGCCATCCATCTTTTTGCTGTGTATGACTTAATTTTATTTCTTAACAATCCACTTACTGCTTTAGAACATTTGTTCATAACGATAGTTGTAAGTTCTTTGTCGTCTTTACTGTTATCAATAATAATCATATTACCCATACCAAATAGGTTTTGAAATTTACCTATATTTGCTTGAACAGCAGTCCAAGATTTTCTTGTAATATATTCTGGTACACTTCTTTCTCTTTGTGCATTTCTAGCTAATGCAACATCTAAACTTGTATTAACAAATATCATATAACAATCATAACCTAGAGATTGTAATAATGCTTTCTGTTGATTAATCTTATCATAATCTCTACCTGTACCATCAACAATCATACCTAATCTTCCTTTGATTGCCAAGTCTAACATATTACCAGTTGTTGCCTTTGCTCTCGCTCTGACAATATCTCTAGCCTCTGCCTCATCTTCAGGCATTTTTAAAGATAGGTTGTTTCTTTTCAATGCCATTTCAAAAGCATTATCTGAATTAATCATTTTTAAACCTGAACCACCAAATGCAGCTCTCGTTACAAATGTTTTACCAGAACCAGGACCGCCAGCAAGAAAGAATACCTTAAAAATATTAGGGTCATATAATCCTTCTTGTAAGTATCTTATTTCTTCGTATGTTTTCATGTTACTTTCTTTACTATTTCTTTTGCAATAGCTTCAGGTGTACTACCCTCTGCTTTAATATTTATTATTTCATCTTTGTAATATGTCAATAAAGGTGCTGTTTCTCTATGATATACTTTAATTCTGTTTTTTATAATTTCTGGTTTATCATCTGCTCTACCTCTGGCAGTTAATCTTTTAATAACTTCTTCCTCAGATACAACAAGGTTTATAACATGGTCATATTCAATATCTTTTGCTTCCATGGCACCTGCTTGTTCTACATTTCTAGGAAAACCATCAAACACATATCCTTTTTGTGCGTCTGGTTGTTTCATTCTTTCCTTTACTGCGTTTATAACAATAGGTGTAGGTGCAAATTCACCTTTAGATAATAAGTCTTTTACTTTTTTACCATCTGGTGTATCTTGTTTTGCTAAGGCTCTCATCATATCACCTGTATAAATGTGGGCGATACCTAGTTCTTTCTTCATCAATTCAGAATAAGTTGACTTACCTGAACCTGGTCCACCAATCATTATGATTTTAGGTCCATTGATTGCCTCGAAAAAGTATTGTTTAAATCCTTCTATTCTTTGATACATTACTTACCTTTTCCGCTTAAATATTTTATTTCTTTTGTTCTACTTTTCCAGTAGCCTGTACCTTTTTCTCTATTGCACCATCTTTTTTGCCAAGCAAATTGTGATAGTTGGACACCAACATGTTCTAATATACTGTAATACCAATCAATTATTCTTATCATTATCCTTTTACCCAATCTTTAGCAATTGTAAAGTTTGCTCTACTAAATTCTAATCTATCTACAAGTTTAATTGCACCAGCAACTCTGTCAACTGCAACAAAACCCTCAGGCGCTGTTACTTTATAACCTGTTGGTGTTCGTAAGAAGTGACCAATACTTTGTACTTGGTTTAATTTTTGTATTAAAAAGTTCTTTGCATTACCTAAACTAATATGACTTGCAATTGCAAAGTATAATGCTTGTTTATTTCTATCAATAAACTGTAGACCAACTTTCTTTTGTTGTATAAATTTCTCTTTACCTTTATCTGTTTTACGACTAGCTATTTCTGCGTCTATAAAACTTTCGTAATAATCTCTAAACCCTTGTTGCATTACTGCAACTTTTTCCATGCCTTGTTTTGAGTTTCTAATATATGAATTGAAGTATGTTTTTAATCTGTAACCAACAGATATTTGGTCACTCATAGATGTTTTAGACATTTCATCTAAAATAGGTTTTGCTTTATTCAATGACCCTTGAGCCATTCTTATCAATGCGTCAAATCTACTTAACTCTGATTTATTAAATGTTGCTGAACCAGATGTATCTGTAAAAGCTGCTGACGCTAAAAACACGGAAGTAGGACCTTGACCTTTGATACTACCAAAACCGGCAGTTAAAGATGACATTGTTTTACCTGAATACTTTGTATGAAACACAATACCTAATTTTGCTCTGGCTATTCTTCTAGCAATATCACTACCTGCTGGTACAGCATAAGTGATTGTATTAGGTGTAAAGGTAATCATTTTTTCTCCGTCAATGGCAACGGCCTTTAAATCACCTCTTGTGAAAAGTAAATCTCCTTGGTAAATACCATCTAACCCCAGTTTCGGTAGTTCTCTCAAACACACTTGTAGTTTGTTAGCGAGTTCACCACCATGATTTCGTCTTATATCAGTTGGTGTATAGTTGATTTTCGGAGTTTTGTTGAATACTGACTTTGTTCCTACAAAGAATTTACCATTTTCTGGATTAGTACCACAGAATACGGCTGGTGCACCGTCCCACTTTACAGACATATTTAACTTACCACCAATATTGCCGGCAAGCATATTTCGTACTGAATTTAGGAAGTTGATTGCATTTACACCACCTTTTGAACCACGATTAATTATATCGTCTTCTAAGTGTTCGAGGTGTGTGTTCTTTTCCTGTGTGAAAAAGCCTTTAAAACTAAACATTTGTTCTCCAATTTATCCATTTATATAATATTCA